GCAGTTATCGGATGGTTCTATTCTCATGCCCGACATTGACCGGGAAGCGCGGGTATCTCGTGAGCTTCCCAATGAACGGCTCGGCATCTCTGCGACCAATCGGCGTGGGGTACCGGGCGCGCGGCCTGTAATGCTGTTCTTCGATGAGTTCGGCAAGGCCACGCGCTACATCCACAACATCCTCGCGCCAATCGTCAATGAGCATCGCATTGGTAACGACTTCCTGCCCGACGGGTCTATGGTCATGCTGGCTATGAACCTAGAGGTAGAGGGTCTTGGCGATAAGATCCAACCGCACGTAGAGGATCGGATGATCACGCTCTACGTCAGCAAGCCTACGCTTGCCGAGTTCTCTGCCTACGGTGAGTCGGTCGGGCTTAACACGCAGGTCATGGCCTATGTGCAGGAGTACCCGCAGATTCTCGAATCGTTCGTGGACTACGAACCGGGTGGCCCGTACTACGGGCAGGACTTATCCAAGGTCAACGGTCGGATACCCAACCCACGCATGACTGGCAACAAGGGAGCGACGCCGCGTTCCTTGCACAGGATGGGGCGGATACTCGACCGCTGCGATACGCCCGTGTCAGGGGTTGACGAGCGCACGTTGGAGGCGGCCATCGCCGGTACGGTGGGGCACCTAGTGGCTAAAGAATTCATGGCGTTCCGCGCGTTCGGCAGACTTAACTGCTCGACTGCGCGTGTGTTCGCTGACCCTGCGGGTGCGCCTGTCGCTACGAATGCCATGGCGCAGAGGCAGCAGGCCATGCGTCTGCTGCGCGAGGCAGCGGACAGGGGTCAGGCAGAGGCGGCGTCACTTCACATCTCACGTATGTACGCAGAGATTCAGGGCATGTTCGTGCAGCTAGTGGCTGGCTCGCAGCGCAAGGCGTTGTTCGGAACGGTGAAGTCGTACCAAGATATCCAAGTCAAACATAAGGATCTTCTGTAATGTTTAAGTCTTTCGACAAGCTGACGCCGCAGCAGAAGGTAACTGCTGCGAACATGGACATCATGAAGCACAGCAGGCATTGCGCTCTGACCGGCGTGATCATGCTCGGCAACACGGTGATCGACAACTCCCCGACTGCTGGGACTGACGGGCTGAACGTGCACTACGGACGGGAGTTTCTTAACGGGCTGAACCGCAAGCAAGTTCGCTATCTAGTTCTACATGAGAACTATCACAAGGGTTTCCTGCATTGCGTACTGCCCGAGTACAAGCGCTTATCCAAGAAGTATCCAACGCTGAGCAACCAAGCGATGGACTACGTTATCAATCTGCTCATCGAAGATGCAGACCCAGACTTCGTGGAGCGGCCTATCGAGGAGCTGTGCTACGACGAGCGCTTCAAGAACATGTCGTTCATGCAGGTACTCAAGCTGCTGATACGTGAGTGCGAGGAACAAGGGGGTGATCCAACAGAACCTACAGATGAGGGCGGGCAATTCGATGAGCACATTCCGGGGGAAGACGACGCTGCGAAGCAGGAAGAGATCACCAAGGAAGTCGAGAGGGCATTGCGTCAAGGCGAGTTCATGGCGCGCAAGTTGGCTGGCAAAGATTCGGCTGGCAAAGATATCTTTGGGCTATCAGAGGACAGGCAGACGGACTGGATACGTGCGATGCAGGATTGGGTGTGCGAGGTATGCAAAGGGGACGACGACTCGCGGATGTTCCCGCCCAACAAGCGCATGCTCCCGCAAGGGATCATCATGCCAAGCCACTACTCTGAAACCGTAGGTGAGTTGGTTATTGCATGCGATGCCTCTGGGTCTATGGCTGAGTACTACGGGCTGCTGTTCGGTGAGGTGGCGCGTATCTGTGAGCAGGCCAAGCCCGACAAGGTTCACGTTATCTGGTGGGACACCAAGGTATGCGCAGCGCAGGAGTTCCTGCCCCATCAGTACGAAGATATCGCCAAGCTACTCAAGCCCAAGGGTGGCGGCGGTACTAATGCGCAGTGTGTTGTTAACTACATGGAGGATAAGGAGATCAAGCCGAAGGCTATGGTGTGGCTGACCGATGGGTACATTGGATCGGAACCGCGCAACGATGTGCCAGCGTTGTGGGGTGTGGTGGATAACGACTCGTTCGTTCCGCGTAATGGCAAGTTGCTTCGTATCAAACCTAATCTTTGAGGACTGAACATGGACATGACTATCCCACGCTACAATCTTGATACCTGCTCTGTACTGGTATCCCTCAACGCTTCCGTATGGACGGCGCGCAAGCTCGACCGCAGTACTACCAATGAGGTAGTGGCGAACAAGAACGCCGCATCGAAGGACGCTGCCCGTGTCAACAAGAACCTGCTGGCTGGACGCAAGGAACTGGAGGTGGTGCAGAACATCGTCGGCCAAGCGCGCAACTATCTTAGTGAAAAGACTGTGCCTTGGTCTGACGGTGGTCTGCGCATGCTGCCCTCAGTTATGCTACTAGAAGTGGACAAACAACTGAGTGCGTACAATGACCTGTTCGTGAACACGGTCAAGCCCTTCATCGAGATCTATCCGTCGCTCATCGTGGCGCAAGCTATGGCGTTGGGGGATATGTTCCGGCGCGAGGACTACCCGTTACCCGAGGACTTGGCTAGTAAGTTCTCGTTTACCTACAGCTTCATGCCTGTGCCCACGAGTGGCGACTTCCGTATCGACGTAGGTAACGCTGCGCTGACTGAGATGCAGACTGTTCTGCAAGCACGACTGGAACAGGAGACTGCCAAGCGCGTGAACAGCGCCATGCAGGATGTGATGAACAGACTGGTCGAGCACCTCAAGCGCATGTCGGATCGCCTGACTTCGGACATTGTGGACGGCGAGCCAAAGCGTAGGAAGTTCCGCGACACGCTGATCGACAACGCGCTGGAGTTGTGTGACGTTGCGCGTACCCTGAACATGGTCAACGACCCGAAGCTGGAGCAGGTGCGCTATGAACTGGAGCAGATCGCCAAGGGTGTGACGCCTGATCTGTTGCGCGAGAGCTATGATGTACGTGAGAATACCCGTAAGAAGGTGGATGAACTGCTGGACAAGTACAGCTTTTGACAGTAGTATTAGTTAGTCAATCGTTAAACAATAGGAGCCAATGATGCCTGAACTTTTAGATGACATGGCGAAGCGTCGCCTTGAGCCTGTGTTTATTATCGGCATGGTGCAGTACGTGCCCCACTACACGCGCCCCGACCTGTGGGTAGGGTTGGAAGGGATCGGCTATAGTGGCGATCAAATGCTTCAGTCCGGTGGTGTGCCGGATATGCGCGCGTTGTGGCCGAGGCAGTGGACGAACAAGTTGTTTACTAACGAGAGGTGCCGTGACACTGCGACGATTAACGACTTGATTGCTGCCGCCGCAGTGGGTAAGCCTGTCCCTGACCTTACCAAGTTACGCAAAATGAGGAAGCCACGTGTATCCAAAGTGCTTTGATACTAAAACGCAGTTCAAGTTGTGGATGGAAAAGGCACGCGAATCCAAGGTGCCCCCTGAACACAGCTACTGTTTTGATTGCACTCAAGAGTACCAATACCAGATGATCAGAGCAGGGCGCTGCGAGTATCCCGGTACCACATTCAAATGGTTTCGCACGCAGCGCAAGAACGAGGGTGTTGTGTTCTACGAGGAAGAGTTTGGCGGCATCCGCCCCTTAGCCTACGTTGAAGAGTTAAAGAACAGCTTGGGGCTGACTCCGTTGAATCCGCTGGCAATAGACGAAGAGGATGAACTGAACAGCGCGGAGCTGGCTCCGTTGACAGCCGACAAAGAGGATGAACTATGATCTATGCACATGTAGTTACAAGTCAGAAGAACGACGCAGTTAACAAGCCGAAGCACTACACGTTCGGCAAGTACGAAGTGATCGACGTACTGCAAGACTGGTTCCCGCACAACCCGTTGTTGTGGCAGGTGGGCAAGTACATCTCCCGCGCTGAACACAAGGGATCTCACATCATCGACCTCAAGAAGGCTAGATACTATCTCGACAAGGAGATCGAGAGACTAGAGAAACAAATCTCGGGCTGACGTAGCATCGTTGCCACGGTCGGTAAGCCTTGTAGATGCGAACCGATTTTGGTTGGTAGTGGGTGTCGGCCCAAGAGTTATGGCCCACTATCACCCTCCTCCACCGCGAACAGAGGGGGCGCGGAATCTACATTCCCCCCTCACTTAATTTACGGAACACCTGTTGGCTGCCACACCTGAAAGCCTAGTCAAGAAAGCGATCAAGAAACTTCTTGTATCTGCGAAGGCGTACTACGCCATGCCTATGGGTAGCGGTTACGGTTCTACAGGTGTGCCAGATTTCTTGGTGTGTTGCAACGGTCGCTTCATAGGTATCGAAGCAAAGGCTGGTAAAGGTAAGCCGACAGCGTTACAGTTGTCTAATCTTAGGCAGATAGTTGATGCTGGCGGGGTAGCGCTCGTGGTTAATGAATCGAACATCAACGAACTAGAGGAGATGCTGGCGTGGATAGCAGCGAAAAAAGAAACTTAGACCTACTCAAGGAAATTCTAAAAACTTCTACAGGAGAAGATCCCACTACAAAAATTGTTGTGGTTGGCGCTGATGAGGAAGGGCGCGTCATCTTACTCACGTTCAACGCCTCGGCGGGGGATGTTTACAGCATGCTCAACTGCACATACCAAGAGATATTGAAGATCATATCTAAAGATGCGCCAGCAAAGGAGATGTTTAATTGAACATCGTTACAATAGACTTCGAGACACGGTGGTCCAAGGCAGACTACACGCTGTCGAACATGACGACAGAAGAATATATTCGTGACCCAAGATTCAAAGTATTCGGCGCTTGCTTACATGATTACGGATCGGAAGAACCCCCACGCTGGTATAACGGCGACGACTTGCACGACGCGCTTGCCCAGTACGACTGGTCAAAGACCGCCATCCTTGCGCACAACGCACAGTTCGATGTCTCGATCCTCGAATGGAAATACGATTGCCACCCAAGTTTTATCCTTGACACGCTCAGTATGGCGCGTGCCTTGCGGGGGGTCGAGGTAGGTAACTCGCTGGCAAAACTGGCTGATGAGTTCGGGCTACCAGCCAAGGGGCATGCAGTTCATAGCACAGATGGATTGGTAGAACTCACCTCATACATTGAGGCTGAGCTTGCCGCTTACTGTGCGCATGATGTGGAGTTGTGCGAGGCTATCTTCAGCCGGTTCATCGACGGCTACCCTGCCAAGGAACTCAAGCTCATCGACATGACCTTGCGTATGTACACGCAGCCAAAGCTGATCCTTGATGGGGTGATGCTGACTAAGGCAATCGACGAAGAGCGCCAGCAGCGGGAAGAACTTCTCAACAAACTTAATATTGACGAAGGTGACTTGGCATCTAACCCCAAGTTCGCCAACCTGCTGGCTGCCGTAGGCGTCGAGCCACCGATGAAGGTAAGCAAGACGACAGGCAAGCCAACGCTAGCGCTGGCGAAGAACGATGCTTTGTTCTTGGCGATCATGAACGGCGACAACAACGACGCCGCGATCCTATGCGAAGCTAGGTTGAAAGTTAAGAGCACGACTGAGCGCACACGTGCACAGCGGTTTCTAGATATCAGTAAGCGCGGCGCGTTGCCTGTGCCGCTTAGCTATTACGGCGCTGCGACTGGACGGTGGACGGCGAGCAAGGGCAGTGCGATCAACATGCAGAACCTCAAGCGCGGGTCGTTCCTGCGCAAGGCGATCATGGCACCGATGGGTAAGCAGCTAGTTGTTGGTGACCTGTCGCAGATCGAGCCGCGAGTACTGGCTTGGCTAGCAGATTACGAGGACATGCTGGACATCTTCAGGGCAGGCGGTGATCCGTACGCACAGTTCGGATCGCAGATGTTCAACATACCCGACATGACTAAGGACAGTCACCCCGACCTGCGGCAGAGCGCCAAGTCTGCGCTGCTTGGGTGTGGCTACGGTCTTGGCTGGGCATCGTTCGCATCGCAGTTGTTGGTTGGGTTTCTGGGCGCACCGCCTGTGCGGTACGAGCGCGCCTTCGCTGTCAAGCTGGGCGCTGACCAAGCGTACGTCACCAAGTTCCTTGACTGGGAAGAGAACGGCACCAAGCTGTTGGATATCCCGCACACGTGCAGCAAGCCGGAGCTTCTGTCGCATGCGATTGCTGCGAAGAAGATCATCGACATCTACCGGGCCACGGCGTGGCCGGTGGTTTCTTTTTGGAATATGTGCGGCGACTTACTTGAGCGCTGTCTTGTTGGCGGCGAAGAGTACACGCACAAGTGCCTGACCTTTCGCAAGGGAGAGATTGTGTTGCCAAATGGAATGCAATTGCATTACAACAACTTGCGCAAGGATGAAGATAACAACTGGGTGTACGGCAAGGATGCGACCAAGCTGTATCCGGGGAAGATAACCAACAACGTGACTCAAGCTGTCGCGCGTATCGTCATGACGGACGGCATGTTGCGGGTAGCCAAGCGCTATCCAGTTGTCGGCACTGTTCATGATGAGTTAATTGCTATTGCACCGGAAGACGAAGCACAGGAAGCGCTTGACTGGGTGCTTGCGCAGATGACTATGGAACCTAAGTACCTACCGGGTATACCACTAGCCGCAGAGGGCGGCACAAACATTCGTTACGGAGATGCTAAGAAATGATACCCGCCAGCGTCAAGATCGGGCAGACAACATACAAGGTGGAGGTGCTTGATCACATACAGAAAAACTACCTTGGCTACATTGACTACAACAAGAAGACAATTCAAGTTGCCAAGTACAGGTTCGATGACACAGAGGTCAGCCCCAAGGATTTAGAGCATGCGTTCTGGCATGAGGTTACTCACGGCATACTGAAAGATATGAATCACAAACTAGAAAGCAACGAGTCTTTTGTGGATAGCTTCTCCCTTCGCACTACGCAGATCCTGCGCTCGATGCGGGGAGAAAAGTAATGGTCAAGTGGTCGCACTCATCTCTTAAAGATTTCGAGGGCTGCGCTCGGCGCTACCACGAGGTCAAGGTACTAAAGACGATCCCGTTCACGGACACGCAAGCCACGCTGTACGGCAAGGAACTGCACACGGCAGCCGAGATGTACGTCAAACACGGCACTCCTCTTCCTGAACAGTTTCTTTTTATTGAACCTGTGCTTGTTGTTCTGCTCGCCAAGAACGGACGCAAGCTACCTGAACATCAGATGGCGCTGACTCAAGACCTAGCGCCATGCAAATGGGATGCGAAGGATGTGTGGGTGCGGGGTATTGCAGACTTGCTCATCGTTGATGACGATGATCTTACTGCGTGGGTTGCTGACTACAAGACTGGCAGCAACAAGTACCCTGACTTAGATCAGTTAAAGCTGATGTCGTTGCTTGTGTTTGAACACTTCCCACACATACGCAAAGTTAATTCAGCGCTGTTGTTTGTGGTGAAGAACGACATGAAAACCATGAGCATGCGGCGCGAGGACATCGAGCCAGCGTGGTGGGACTACCGCAACCGTGTCGCTCGCATCGAAGCATGCCACGAGAACAATGTATGGAACCCAAATCAAACCCCGCTATGCGGATGGTGCCCGGTCAAGTCATGCGAATTCAACCCAAAACATTAAGGAAGAAGATGTGACCCGTCTGGTTATCCAGATGCTTTGTTTTGAGGAAAAGAAATGAACGAACGAATTAAAGAACTGTCCCAACAATGTTGGGATACAAGGATTGATGGGCGCCTTCATTTTGATATTGAAATGTTTGCCGAGCTTGTCCGGGCTGACGAGCGCTCAAAGACGGCGACATGCCCTACTTGCGAAGCGTTAGCCCGGACAGTGATGCTTGACCAGACGGGATATGACCCGCGCCCGTGGGTCGGGCTGACACCGGAAGAGGTTAAGGAAATTAGTTTTGCGAACCGCCCGTATGTAGTTGACATGGTTGTTGCACTTGAAGATAAGTTAAAGGAGAAAAATTGTGGATAGAGAAACCATTATTAATATGGCAATAACTGCCGGACTGGACTGCTACGCGAACAACGCCGACAAAAAAATGGATGAGCCGCTTGACGAAATGGAAAGTAATTACGTCAACAAACTTGCA